TGGAAATATCTGAATAAAAACCTATCTACCCCGATTTAATCGGGGTTTTATAGTTTCAACAACAATTTTAATTCATTAAATATGCATATTGTATAGTCAAGCTGATTCTTAACAACCATCAGGTCGAGGAAATCAATCTCATCACAATTCTTATAATCCTTAACACGCATATTGCGATTGAGTAATTCAAAATAATTTTGTAGATATGTAATTTTGCTTAAAAAGTATTCGTAAATAAATTTCTTTTCCAATTCTCTCATATTTAATCCTCAGCTAGTTCTAACCACCATTCATCTTCAAACAGCTCTTCTAGATTGTAAATATTATGTGTTTTAAGCAAATTCATATATTTTTGATTAAGTTTGATTTTACTTTTACCAGTTATCAAATCGCGAAAAGCACCAAAACCGTTAAGAGCAATAAACGTAACAACAGCACCAGCGGTCTGCTTTTTAACAAATTTTTCAAGCCTACTTTCAGTATAATCATCATCAGGCATACACAAACTTACTTTTTTAAATGTCTGCAAAAAATTAAACCACCAATCACAGGTTAAAGATCTAGAAACATTGGAATCAGTTTTAGAAGGAACAACAAAACGAAGATAGTTATTAATAACACCAACAAATAAATCAGATATATCATTACCAAATAAAAGTAAATTAACAAAACATTTTGCTCTATCTCTGCGAAGCTGAAGCTCAAAACGCAGCCAATGCTCAAGGTCAAAGCGTTCTTGCTCTGCCTTTTTATCATAAATTCTAAACAAAGTTTCACTCTGACGAGAACCACAATAAATACAGAAATCTTCAAATTTAGGGTCTTTGGAATAAGTACGCTCAATATGAAATTCACGAAAACGTGAAACATAATGCTTCTTAACAATACAATCAGAAATTACATTAAAATCAAGAATACCCTCAAAATCATCAAAGGCAACATCAAGACGAGTTATATGGCAATCATCAGGATTAGAAATTAAATAACTGAATAATTCATAATAATCAGATGAACCAAAAATTTCAAAATTACGGCAACCTTTACCAGAAAGCTCTACACAGATACCCATATCATCAGTGCCACCATAATAAATATTTATACCATCATAAAACAAACGCTTAGTATAACCATAACGTCCTTTTATTTCTTCAAAATCTATTTCATCAAAACCAAGAAAGGATTTTATAGATTCAATAGAATCAATTTTAGTTGTAAAACTTAACCAGTCAAAAATAATACGTTTTTCCATAATAATAGCAACTCACTCATTAGGTTTTGTCGGTGGGCTACGCCCCCACCGCCCAAAACCGATTATTTTTTAAACCAATAATCTAATAAATATAACTACGAAAATAATAATCAACAGCAAAACAATCAATTTTAATAAACTATCAGTTGATAAATTATGTGAAGTTGAATCAACTGAATCAGTAATTAATTCTGTTGATTGCTCAGCTGATGTATGTTCAGTAACAAATTCTGTAACAGGTTCTGTTATATATTCCGTAATATTTTCAGTAACCTGTTCAGAAGCTTGCTCTGATGCACTCTCATCATCAGCAAATACAGTTATATTTGTAAATAAAAACAAGAAAATTAAAACAAAAAATAATAAACTATAAACGCTTAACTTTCTTACGCTCCCTACGGCTATATGGTGTATTAGTAACACTTGTATCACCCCTATTCTCCATAATTTCTTTATCGGACAAGTACTCTTTCGATAGCATATTATCGACTAACTCACTTGTATCATATAATACCCGACAAAGATTATCTTGTATGTAAACGTCAGATGATAAAGTTCGTGGGTTATACATACGATTACTCATGTACATATCGTATTCGTCCACATCATAAGTATAAGTACGTATAAGCCTAGAGAATGGGTGAGAAAATGAGCATTTACATACTGTAACATCTGCGGAAATATCTCTAATCTGCTTGTCCAAAAGATTATACTTTTGAACGGTACCAATAATTTGCAGATGTCGCTTCCTGCACTGACACAAGTGTTGGAACAATATCTTCGGAACAGCAGTTTTACCACTGGAAAAATCTCTACTGTTAAAAATTGTTCCTATTTCGTCAATAAGACAAATAGTATTATCAGGGGCATTTAAAATATCTTGAGCCGTTTTTAATTCAATGACATTCGTCCAAATTGGAAAATTGGTAAGCTTTATATTAGTAAGTACAGACAATTGTTTATATTTACAACACTGCTTGTACACATAATGCACAGCAGTACTAGTCTTACCTTTGCCAAATCTACCAACATACAAATGTATGCCCCAACCGAAAAAATCTTTATATTGTTTCAAATAAAGATACTTAAGAAAATCATACAGCACATAAATATAAAACTTTGGAAACTTAAAAACAATTAAAATAATACTCTTAATCATTACGTCCTAGCACCCTTAAACAATGATGATATGCATCTAAACAATAAAACAACAAAAATAACAATAAAAACTATTGCTAAACCTACAGCGAAAATATTATACAAAAAACTATAATCATCAGTTATTGAAATATCAGAAGAAAGACCAATAGCTGTTAAAATAGTATCAATTAAACCACCGTCTATTATAAAATTATCCATTGCCTGCCTCCTGTTCCTCTGCATCAGCAGATTCAACAAATTTATTTTGCTGTTTTATATTCTTTATAGTTGACCTTAATTCTTTTCGCATAGAACTATTCTTTGTAAGGTCAATGAAAAATTGTACAACAGATACCACAGTACATAAAGCAAAACAACAAACCAAAATCAAAATAATAAACCAGAAAATTTCCATAAAAACAACCTCAATCAATTATAAAGTTTAACAATAGCAAATATAACAAGTGACAACAAAGACATACCTATAAAAATACTAAAAAGTGATAATGTACAACCAAAAACATTAAACTGCATAGTCATACACCTAAAAAGAATATCCAACAGCAATTCCAAATCGTGCATAATATCACCGTCCTAAAATTCGTAAAAAAATTATTATTGCAATACCACTGCCTATCAAAGCCCAAACCCAAGACGGCAAAACGCTAAAAGATTTAGCACAAAAAGAAAGAAACTGATTAGCATATGACCAAAGTGTATTATCGTCAAAACTAAAATCACTATCACCAAATAATCCAGAACCATCAGAAGTATCTGTTGGTGGTTCAACAGCTCCACCGTGAGTATTACCATTATTATCTGTAAATCCATCATCTGGTAAATAATCATCATCATAATTATGATTATCATCAGAATTGTTTTTCTGAAAATGTTCATTGCCCTCAAGCTGCCAGTTGAATTGTACATAATAACCATTGTAACCTGAATTCAATGAACCAGTATAATTAGTCCAAAAATACGCAGTAAAAGTATTAGAAAACTCAGAGATATCAATGCCAAGCAAACTAGAAGTAACACTCTGAGCAGTGGAACCAAGAAAATCCTTTATAGCGTCTACTGGGTCACGATATTTATTACCATTAATTTCAAAATAGTTTTGGGTGTTAAAATCGTCAGTCATTTCAGTAGAAAAATTAGTCATATCAAAATTTTTACTAACGTTGTTATATGGGTCGTAAAAATAACCCTTTTTGCCATAAAAATTAACACCGTATTGAATACATGAATCAGAAAAATAATTACTGGTGACACTAGGCATACTATCAAAATAAACATATAAATACGGTTCACCATTAACATTTAATGTCATTTTATATGGATAGTTACCACTGGAATTAGGGTATCCACGTTGCCAACCGTCATTTAATAATTCATTTTTGTCAGGGTGTTCAGCATGGTCTGCATTAGAAATATTTGAACCAAAACCAGTATCACGAATAGCACCAGTTTCAGGATTAATATATTTACAACTATGTCTTGTATGGCAGCCTTGTAAAATTGAACTACCACCATCAGAACGCTCTAAATAACTATATGTATTAGGCATAGTAAATTTGATATATGCGATATGCTCTAGATCCGGATAATCAGAAAATTTATTAAAAATTGATGCTGCAATTTCTGACGTAACACCAAAACCAAAATCAGACGAATCACGATAATACACATTATCAAAATAACCTAATTCAAATTTAGCACCACCAGTAATCCAACGAGACGACGCAATAACATCATTAAACCATTCATATGTAGACATATCACCATTTTCATAATGAATAGCAGTGGAATTATTAGATAAATAATCACTAATTGCACTTAATGCATTAATTGATGTAGGATTATCATAAAATTCAGAAAATGTATTCTGTTTGTTAGGATTTATCATTACATAAAAATCTAACAGCTCATCTACCTGATACGTGCCGTGTTCCTCATGTGGTTTATTACTAACAGCATAAACATCGTCCTTAAACATAACACCGCTGTTAATATAATTTTCCATTGGATCCACATAATAATCAACGTTATATTTACCTTTCGGGCTATCAAAACAATCATAAAATTTTATTAAATTATTATATCCAGACTTAATCGTAACATCATTAAAATCATAATCAGCCATATTTAAAAAATTCATAAACGTTTGATAAACATTGCTACACGTATATAATGAATAATCACAAACCGTACCAGAAAAATCTAAATTTGAAAAATCATCATATACACAAAAAAGACCATTACAATTATAATCGTTAACCATACCAATAATTTCACCGTGATTCCACAATACACAGCGTTTAACGTACGTAGCATCATCTGATACAGATAAACGCAAAAAATCACTAGTATCACTTATTTTTTCAACAGACAATTTAAACGAACCATCAGTAACCAACAAATGAATTGCTTTAGGCATACCGTCAACAATTTCATCACCGCTAATCATAATTGAATCATTAATAACCATGCTATCCGTTTTCCATTCTTCGTTGACGAAATAATTATATTTACCAATTTTTTTAATATCCTCAGAATTTTCAATTCCGAAAAAATCTTTAAAATCACTGACAGACCACAAATTTAAATTAATATTTGAATCTGATGAAACGGATTCAGCACTAGCGATCATCGGAACAGCTAACAGCACAATTGATACCGACAAAAATATAACAACAAATTTTTTAAACATAATAATCACCAACAATGACAGAAGGGACTGTTAAACAATCCCTTCTGTACAAAAACTACTTAGCAGAACGCTTTAACTTACTGAACAAACCTGCAGCAGAACCAACAACGCCAATACCTAAAAAGGCAAGCAAAACAGGGTTACCACTGAAAGAAGTAAGTACAGCAGAAACGCAATCAGCAACACCAGCAAGTACACTTTCAAGTGTCATAAATAAAACCTCCTTATTAATATAGAAAAATGTAAAATGAAATATATAAAAGCAAAAGCATTTATAACTAATCTTCTAACATAGCAAATATATCGACGCAGCTCTTAAAATCTGCTAAATCAGATTCATTTGGTTCAACTGGCTCAATACGTGTACAATTGCCATAACGATCATAGAATATCTCTACATAATCACCAACCTGAATCCCTTTAAATGGCTCTTGACCTCGTACTTTAATTACTTCAGTTGCAATACCTGTTGCACCTTCACGAGGATACAACACAAATAAATTATGATAATTCTTTCTTTCACCCGTATCTCGGGTAGTAAACTCGCCAGTATAAAAACCGACCACACGTTTTAAATCTGTCATAAAAAATCTCCAATCAATAAAATATAGTATTTATCATAGCTCTTTTCGGGCTATAGAAATATTTTAGCAGTTTTTGGGCTAAAAGTCAATAGCCCAAAAAGAACTAATGTATAATGTTAAGGGTGGTATAATGAATTGGAATGAAGTATTACGAGCATTAAGAGAAGATAAAGATTTCACACAAAAAGAAATGGCACAAATTCTAAATACAACACAAAGAACAATATCAAATTGGGAAAATGGCAGAAATCAACCGCCATACGAAATATTAATCAAATACGCAAAAATATTTGAAGTGTCCACCGATTACATATTAGGATTAAGCAAAGAACCAAAGAAAAAATTGAAAGCAAGAAAAAATGTGAATATAAATCAAGGTAGCAATAATGTGAATAACATAAAAATAAAGTGAGGTAATTAAAATGCAAAGAAGAGCATTCGGTTCATTAAGAGAAATGGAATACAATCAAGAATATGATGAAGAAACTAAAACTTTAAAAGTAACACTAGAATTAAAAATAAAAAGAGGAAATAAAGCAATCGAAGAAGAAATAGAAAAGCACAAAAAAGGCGAAATAATAAATATTAAAAGAATAGTAAATAACGCATAAGCACAACCTTAAACGTCCTAATAAACAAGGTGAGAAAATGGAAGAGTTATGGTCGGTCATAACAAGTTTAGTAGAACTATTTAAAAGCCCAACAATATGGATAGTCGGAGCAATTATATTACTACCAACAATAATAATCTTAGCAATAAAAAAATTAAAATAAAGCAACCAACCTTCGAGAGCCTCTCTTCTCGGAGGTTGTATTCTTTCAGCACCCTGAAAGAATATTAGGACGATTAAGATTATGCTGCTGATGATGGAAGATGTTAAACAAAGAAAAAAGAATAAATGTAGGTAGTACCCCCCTAATTAGCCTTCGGGGGTTACGGGAGCAAGCTCCCGTAAAAAACAATCCGTCATTGAAAATGTTGAAATGTTGAAAACAGGTTTCCAACATTCCCACATTTACAACAACTAAATTCTACTTCTAATGCCAACAATAGCAAGAAAGAAGTTATCACTTTAATTGTCTATTCTATTCTTTTTTATATAGAAGTAATTAAAAACCAAAAACTAAAGTAGCTGGAGCAAGTCAGAGCTAAAGGAACTTGCAAAAAGAACAATAAAGATTATAATTATAGTCAATTAAAAATAAGGAGATAATTCTTAAAAATAAGGAGATAATTCTATCAGCAAGAAGAGTTAGCATTTTACACAAACAACCAACGATGCAGCGCTAAGTCTGATGTAGCATTTTGCACAGTATGCCCCTTAGACATTTCATAAAAAAATTAATCTGCGGCTAAAATGTTAAATGTTCACCGTGTGAACATTTATATATAACGAATGAATAGTATTCATTTTGTATAAT